AGTTTAAGGACACTATACAGGTACGATTCTTAGCTCGTGGCCTGCCCACTGTCACACCGGTGACACAATACTTTCTTGTAGACGGGGACATTAGCGACTTTGATCATCCAGAGAACGCGAAATGTGACCCGGTAGATACCGACATGAGCATTACACGCTCCGAATCATGTTGGGATTGTGATCACCATCGTATTATCGCACACAACAGCAACCACGTTGAAGTAATTCGTACTTCACGTATCTCACCATTCTTCCATGGCTCGACGTTCACCGATGAACGTGCAGCCCAGCACCGACCCGCACCTTTCGTAGTTACACGTGCCGATGTCGCTTACTTTCTGATAGAGAATATTCATTTTGTTGAATTGCCTCTTTTTGGACGTAAAGGGCTTTTAGGACGTGTTACAGCAAATCTTGCCAACCTAAGTGGTTTGCATTATTTGGTAACTAACGCTGTGGTTGTACTAGCATGCCCTTGTTTTGCTTCTGACAACCGAGCTGGTGCCGGCATTACTGCCATTGGCGATACTCAGAAAGCAATGTATCGTCGCATGGCACTCTACAACATACCACCTCTCTTTGACATTGTGCCGGGTACGGCTGCTCTGATGCAAGCTACCCGAGGGGGAAACTAATTGCGGGTGAACTACCACTTCACCCGTTTGTGGTTCCTGCGCGAGTCATAATGGGTTTTGGTGTGTGTCGGGATCCCATGGACCCAACTTGTACCTTTAAGGTCAAGAAAGGCACTTGGGAGGAGAGGCGCATTGCGCGCTCTTTGGGTATGCATCCTTTTGGTTTTTGTCCTGTGTATGCTGATGGAAAAGATCCACAGACGGTAGAAAATGGTATTCGTAAGAGAACGGGGAAGGTTGTTCCGCCTTGTAATAGGCGTTTTTTGAGGTTGTTACGGTGGGAAGCCCGTAAATGGTGTAAGCGGAATTATACGCCGCTCACATCCGGTGATGTGCCCTCTTTTGAGGAATGGTTGGATAGCACAAACTACACCGACGGTAGGAAAGAGGAGTTGAGGAGGGTGTGGGCTGATCATAATGAATCAGGTCCCAAAACATCCAAGGAGTGGAGGCGTTGTCGGCGAAATAAGACCTTTGTTAAGGTTGAATCGGCGATGAAGGACAGTTATTGTGCTAGAAACATTAACAGTCGATCGGATTGGTACAAATGTACTTTGGGGCCCATTGCGAAGGCTATGGAGAACAAAGTATATGATTTGGATGATGAACATCATGACCCTAGGTTTACATTCATCAAACATGTGCCAGTGCGCGACAGGCCATCTTTTATGGACAATGTCTTTCGCAACGCTGGGCCCGGT